GCCACAACTGCATAGTACCCTTATATATTCCTTCAGCAACATCGATAAAGTCATGTGTACCACCAGAATACTCTAAAGCTGCTTCAATCCAAGGCTTACATTTCTCTATTTCTTCAATCATGCGTGCGTCCTTGTGATTGATAAAGTTGAAGATGGTATAGCTGGCACTGGAGATGATGCAGCTGTGTAATTTAAAAATCCAGATGTATTATCTATCATGTAGTTTACCTCAAGATAATCATTAGCCGCCACAGTAAATATCTGCGTTCTGGATGTGACGAGTGTAGCATTATTTCGATGCAATGCAGTTGTCATAGCTCCATCTACAACACTGCCATTAATAGTAGGCCAAAAGTAAAAGTGTACTGTACTTGCGCTTGTTGATGATATTTGTGCTGAAAATGATAATACATATTCTCCAGCCTCTTCGAATACAATTCTACTTGTTGGTGTACCTTGTGTAATCTTTGAATTGCCAGATGGTGCATCATAGGTCAGCTTGTATGCCGTATTTGCTAGAGCTGGTGTAACATCTGATGTTTTAACAAAGTTAGCGTGTCCGCCCTCTACTACAATTTGACGCCACTCTCCGCCTTTGCTTACGACTGGATATTCATATGATCTATCCCACATAAGCGTGCCATCATCTGCTGCGGTTTCTCCACCAGTTTGCTGAACAAGAGGTGATCTTGTCTGTGACATAAACTGCATAAGGCGTCTGCCCCATGTTTTCCAATCATCTCCATATGGTTCTGGTGGCCTTTGCTGTTGCGTCATCTTCTACCGCCTGCAACAACATCAATTCTATTTACGCCAACACGCCAATCGCCAAGTGTAACTGCGCTAACACGCATTCTCATTTGACGCCCTGTAAATCTTAGTGAGGTTGGTGTGGACATTGTGTATGGCCCGTAATCACGTTCAGTTCCATTTGGATAGAAGCGTGTCTTAAATGTAACATTCACATCACCTTGCGTTTTCTCGTCAGGCAACATTTCAGTTACAGATGCTACTGTATCGCCAGACCCAAGCATAATAGGGCCAGTTTCAGCAAATGGCACAAGTGTTCCATAATCAAAGCCAATTTCATGCTCGTAAATCTTGTAGTTATCTGCGTCTACCCAAAGAGGTTTTCTAAATGCGCCTGCATCTACGCCAGCAGTTCTTGCCAATTCACCAATATACCATGTGTTTTCAATATAGTTAAATACAACGTAGCGATTGTTTTCGGTAGATGAAGCAGATGGGTAGAACCAGAATATCTCACCAAAGTTACTATTTGTTACGCAGAACGCTTTACTTATTTGGCCTCGGTTCATGTCATTAAACACGTAATCCGCAACTTCACTTTGTATCTCTTGAACCGCACCGCCTGTATAAGCATAAAATGCGTGTGCGCCCATCCAGAATGCACCTGCATCAACAACTGATACTGCTTTATTAGCCGCTAATCCACATGATGAGCCAACACGCTCAATACCATAAACATATGGTGGGCCTACATAATTTGCTACGTGGGCGTCTGTGCTGGTTAAGATAAGCGTTTGGCCTCGCACTTTAATGCCTGCCATAATTTGACCGCTTGTGTTTAACTCTAAATCACCAGCTTCATTTGTGGCGGCTGGCGTCCATAGCGTGTTATCTTCTCGATCAGACCATTGCACTTTGCGCGGGTTTCCACCCGCTCCAAGAGCAAATAAGAAACGCTCTTCTGTCACCACCAATGATCTATTATCTACAGGTGCATTGGCTATGACTGCGGCTGGTGTACCCGTTGCTAAAGCCCACTCGTATAATTTGCCATCATCTTCTGTGCATCCTACAAGGTTTTCGCCCCATGTATCTAATGCCCAAGATGTTGCTGGCTGTATTCTTACTGTGTCTGGACGTTCTACACCAAATGCGTAGCTTCCGTATAAACTACCGCCATACCCCGTAAATGATATTGCGTCATCTCTGCCCGCAGTAAATGATCCTGGTGTTATATCAAACCTAGAGCCAGTTTCATTCCAGATATATAATTTATTGTATGATCCGCCAGCTATCCAACGGGCATTACTATTGTCTATCCATGATAACATTCCACGTATTGGAGATGCGGCGGCGTTATCTGAACGTGTACGCCATCCACCCATTGGGCGCATGGTATTATCTATCCATCGAATTAAATTTGCATCACGCCAGCGACCATTAGATTGCAGGTCAGTTCCGTTACGGTAAACTCCAGAAGGAATATCTAGTGGAATAAGTGGCATATAGACCTCATGGCGTTAAACTTATGGGACTATAACACATTTTGTAGTAAAATAACAACAGGGGCAATGCATGTCGCCCCTGTTGTGTATATTTATTATTCTGCAGCTTCAACTTCAGCTTCATCTAATAATTCACGTAGCATCTTTGTGAAAGCATCTTTGCCTACTTTAAGCTGGTCTAGGTTAAACTCTGCTGATCCAATCTTTTGACCCAATGAATTAATGTGGTTAATAATAACCTTCTGCGTGTCAGTTAATTGATCTTCAGTGTAGTCTTTATCATCAATCGTAATAACCTTTTTATCTTCAGCCATTTTGATCTCCTTTAGTTAAGTTAAAATTACCAAGGCATCCCAGATGAGGATGTTGGTGTCGCAAGTTCAGCTATCTTAGCATCATTTGCCGCTTCTGTATCAGCTTGCACAACTTTTTCGTGTACCCAAGCTAATACGTTTGCTTCTGTTAGATCAGCGTAAGGGATGTAATCATCGTCTGATGGCACACCTGTATGGGATGTAGTTCCATATGCTGATGCAGTGTTTGTTCCATCTGTGCTTTCGCAACGCCAGTGTGCTATTGTTACTGAGTTGTCAGATGTGTTTCGCTCTAGGTTTGCGATAGACCATGTGTGTGTGTTTGGCATTTTGTTATCCTTCTAATGCTGTTAGTCTTGCCTCGATGGAAGCAAATCGTTGTTCGTTATATGCGGCTACAAAAGATAGTAACTCTGGGTAACGAATACCCATTCTAGTTTTACTTGTTGCACCTTCTGGTGCTTCATCTTCTGTGTCGTATGTGTCAGTACGAGTGTAAGCATCTTTAGCTTCAACAGCTTCTGTAGTTACGTTGCCGTCTTCGTCAGTTACTTCAGCTACAGCTTCTACTGCTGGTACTTCTGTTTGTGTTTCCCACCATGTACTTGAGATAAACAATGCGTAGTTACCAGCATCTAAACCTTCTGCTGTGAAAGCCGCCTGTACGTCTTGAGCTATGACACCTGTATGAGTACGAGCATTATCACCCTTCTCTGCTACACTGTCTTTCCATCTGAATGTCTTAAACAATGTTGAGATACGTTTACCTACTAGCATTTCTGTTGCTGTAAGTGTTGCTATGTCTTGCTTTTCATTGAAGTCAGATGTGTTGATTGTGCCGTTAGTTGCGTAGATGTCGTCCCAGCGGACACCCGAAGAACCAAGATCAACTGCGTTATCATTGGGTGTACCGCTTGAGTTAGTTGGAAGGATGTCACCACCGCCAAAGTAAAGGCCACATACAGCTCCTGAGATCGTAAGTCTACTACTACCACCATTTGACCCAATAGTACCTACAGATGCGCCGTCTTTTTGAAATCGTAAAATATCACCATCAGACGATTTACGGTTAAAGTCAGCAACTAAACCACCAGACCGAGTTGTTTGAGAAAATCCGTCAGCTCTAAAAGTATGACCTACGTTGCTATCACCTTCAGCAGTACGTGCGACGAACACGTTACCTGACGAGTCGATGCGCATACGTTCTGTGCCAGAAGACGAACCAGCAGTTGCGCCAGTAGAAAACTGCAATGCACCACTTGTACTGCGGATTGAGTTTGACCCACCAGACGTTGTAAAAAACAACCTACCACTATTAGTGCCATCATCAGGGTCTTGCGCTAAGTCAATGCCGTTTGCCGAGTTAGCAAGTACAGTTAATTTTGTGCTAGGCGAACTCGTCCCAATGCCAACATTATTACCATTATTTATGTAATTAGAATGAGAATCGGCAGTTAATTTTACAGTTGGTGTGCCACCGTGATTATATAAATATAATGCACCATGACCGCCTCCAGTGTGGTCACCAAGCCATACCATATCTGTACCATCTGCTTCTTCAATTAATATACGTGCATCATCTGCTGTTAAGTTAAGATTAGATGCATTATGAGTAACAGTACCTGTAGTTCTCAATGTTCCGTCAACATGCAGTTTTTCACTAGGCGAACTCGTCCCAATACCAACGTTGCCTGATGCGTCGATGCGCATACGTTCTGCGTTGTTTAAAGTTCCAATTACACCATTAACACTTGTATTTCCTGTTAAAAACCTTACAACACCATTTCCTGATGTAGTTGCTAAAGTAAGGTCATTACCTGCACCATCCGATGATGTCTGCTGAATAACAGGGAAGAACCCTTGAGAAGATGCTTCGGACTTGCCCAATATAATTTTATTATTTGCATCAACCGTTGCATCACCAATCTGCAAATGCCCAAGTGGCGAACTCGTACCAATACCAAGCGATTCAGCGGAACTATCCCAGAAGAACTTAGCAGTTGTGCCTGTGTCCTCGTAGAAGCTGATGTCGCCTGTTCCACCATCTACTGTTATTCTGCTTTTATTGTTTGTGTGCAGTGTTGCGTTGCCAGTGGTTCCACCAAATAAAGTCCAACGTGTAAAACCTGTGCCGTCACCTCTAAGCGCCAACCACCCACCTGCGTGTCCATTTATATAAACGCCATTAGAGGAGCTATAGTTAGAGATAGTGGCATCTGTAGTATATAAACCTGTGTTTGGCTCCACAGTCAGCCCATCAGCCGTCACTGTGCCAGTTACGTCAATGCCTGTTGATGTTGTGGCTAGTTTGAGGGCGTTATTATGATATAAAGAAGCCGCACCACCTGATATAGCACCAAAATAATTATTACCCGCAGCATTAGTTAAATATAAATTGTTACCTTGTAAGTAAAGGTCACCCGTGCCACTGTCTAAAATCCTACTATGCGACCCATCATGGTAAATCTGTAAGTCAGACCCAGCACCGAAGATGGCTTTGTCGTTGTCACCGAATGTTACATCTCCAGTTACGTCTAAAGATGTAAGGCTTCCAAGTGACGTAATGTTAGCTTGTGCGGCAGTCGTTAATGTACCCGCAATATTTGTAAATGTACCAGCCGCAGCTGATGCTCCGCCAATGACTGTGCCATCAATCGTACCAGAGTTAATATCAATGCCCGTGACAGGTGTTGTCCCGTCTAGCAGATTATCAACGCTATCTAAGTTGGTGTTTATCTTTGTACCCCAAGTATCTTCAGACGCGCCAACTTCTGGCTTCACTAAGCTATATGTCGTTGTTGTAGTATCAGCCATGTTAATCTCCTATGCGGCGTTAGCCTTATGCGGCGTTAGACCAAGTTTCACTGGTTGCCGATGCAGTTGTCCATTCCTTCGATGTCGGGGGAGTGGCAGACCAATCATCGGCTGCGTTGGACACATCTTGCCATGTTTCGGGTGTCTTTTCAAGGGGTGTCCATGTTTCAGGTGTATTTTGTTCAACTTCCCATTTCTCAATTGCTCGGCATGTCGTAGACAATGCCGTTGCAATTGCTGAAGCGGAGAACTGCACCCGGTTAACTGTAGCAGTTGTGCTTAGTGCTGTATTGATTTGCGATGCACCGCTAAATACAACAACTGCGTTTGATGATGTGCTAGATGATGGTGTTATATTTGATATTGCATGTCTTACACGCACCATATCTGAGCTGGTTGTGGATGCTGTTGATATTGCACTGCTTGAATTACGTGTTCTTGCGCCTACAGCGGATGTGGATGAGCTTGTGGATATTGCTGATGCAACTTCACGTACACGCTGGGCAGTACCAGATGTTGCTGATGATGTTGTGCTACTTGCAGATGCTTCACGTACTCTTTGCGCTTGCGTTGCTGTAGTGGATACTGTGATTATGTCAGATGCACTTAACCTGACGCGCACTGAAGCTGACGCTGTAGACGCAACTGTGATAATTGTGCCAGCGCCATCGGTAACAAAGCCATCTAGCCCAAAATTATATGAGCCATATGTGCTTCGTCCATATCCACTACGATATTCAGCCATTAGTCTAGGGTAATATCAAGATCGCCTGATGGTAAGCGGAAAACATCACCTGTATCAATTGTTTTGCTTGTTGTTAATGCAGCATACGCAATTAAATTGCCGCCAGACGCAGCATCAAATACGCCAACGTGTGTAACTGTGCCAAATGATGATGTGGCTGTGTCCCACTCGATAGCTGCGTTATTTGATGCTGTATTTCCTGAAACTGTGAATGTTACAGCTTTACGACCATATCCACCGCCAGACACTTCTGTGCCACCGCCTGTATCGCTTGGGGCTGATGTGTATAATGCTATGTGCCACGCTGTGGGGCGTGTTGCACTACCTGTCGTAAACACCCACGTTAGAACTGTTGTCTCAAATGTATTAGAAAAACTCATTTTAATATGCCCTTATTTTCATGCGACGTCCAGAACCGCCAAATTTAGCTTTTTCGCTTGCTTGATTTATAGCATCAATTGCATTTTGGTACAAAGCTGCCCATACTTGTATTCTAGCATCATCTTTTAGGTATGGCGCAGAATGTATGAGTGAACCATACAAATATGCGTCAGGGTAATGCTCTAATATCCAATTTGACGTGTTACTATCAGATAATGCGTCTGTTTTAGCAAAATAATACAATTCTGACGTGTATGTGCCATCTGGAACTGGATAAACCTCTAACTCACCTGCTGTAACCGCGTAATATGCTGGTTGCCCGCTTGTGTTTAGGTTTCTAAACTTGCGATCAAGCATTTCTGCTTGCGAAATTAACTCAAGTGGGCGTGTATCTCCGCTTGTGATGTAAAATCGTATAACTTCGAGCATATCTGCGGGTATTGCGCTATATTGCGTGTCAATTGACGCTGTGCTGCGCTTTTCTTGCCGCCAATGACGGATTTGCCTGTTTAAATCTGCTTCTGCGAGTGAGACAAACGTGGATGACACGGATGTTAGGTCATCTCGGTTAAGAAAATCTGCAATATTTGTCTTTAATTCTGCATATGTTGTAATTGGCATTACAATAATCCCATCTTTTTCTTCATGTATTCAGGAAGGTCTACAATTGCTCCGGGGCCATCATAAGGCTGAACATTTGGGCCTGTAAGCGTATTATCTTGAATATACTTTTCTAAATCTTCGGGAAAATCAACAATAGCACCCTTGCTGTAAGATTTTACGCTAGGTTCAAGAAACCTTTCTGCCATACTAATAGTGCTAAAAGCTTCAATTAGAGAATTTAACCCGTCAGGCTGCGACATGCTATAAGAATAATTGTTAGGGTCTTTGTTATACATATCTGTCAGATATTTTATAAAACCTTGTTTGTTTGGCATTTCTATATCTTGTAATTGAAGCATATCTTCATATGGTAACAGATTAGTAAACTCTGAAATATTTGATTTTGGCGCTTGCACATCTTTATTTAGCAATCCAAATTTTTTCGCTGCTTTATCAGGTGCTTCAGTCATCTTTGATAGCAAACCTTCTTTGATAGGATCATTGCCAGCAAAGTTAGCTTGGCCTAGCGTGCCGTAATATGTTTTGTCACCAATATTCTCTACAGGTTTGCCGCCAGTAGTCATAAGCTGACCGTTTACATATTCCATCTCGTCGCCGGGCGTTAAGACATTAGCCAAAAACTCAGTAATGCTGTTTCTATCGCTTGCACCCTTGTCTAGCGAGTTAAGAAAACTTAAAAATTTATTCTGTGCCATAATTATAGCCTATGTGTTGTATTTTTTACAAACTATCACAATTTTTCCATATTAGCTAGTACAACACGCATTCTATCTGATAGCTTCCACGTTCCAGCTCTCCAGCGGGCGGCGTGTTGTGCATCTTCCAAAGATAGGCCTCGGCTCATATAATTTCTAATCCACTTATTCATCATTAAATTTTTCATCTTAGGTGACAAATTGTC